TTATATCATGCTATTAGTAGCTCTGGTAATTTTATAGTAGACACTGAAGAAAAAGTAACATCACAATATTATTTTGCAAGAGCTAAAAACTTTGAATATAATTATACTACTAACCCTTCATTCACAGATGGTAGTGGTAATTTAACTTTTAGTAGCATGATAAATAATCCTGTAACTTACATTACAACTGTAGGATTATATAATGATTCTAGTGATTTAGTAGCAGTAGCAAAATTAAGCCAACCAGTTGTTAAAGATTTCACAAAAGAAGCACTTATTAGAGTAAAATTAGACTACTAAAATGTCCCTAAATGTCAGAAGTATACAAAAAGTTCACAGCTCAAGATTATTCAGTAACACCATTTAATGCCCACAAACAGTATAAGTTTGAATCTCAGTCAGCAGTAGACAACAACATAACATGGCATAAGGTTAGTTGGACTTCAGAATCTATTTCTCTTTATACTAGTGCAAGTTCACATTATGGTTCAGACACCATTAATACAGTTAAATATAACCAAATAGATCATCTTTTTTATAAAAATTTTAAAAAGGATATTTCTAATAGATTTGGATATAATAATTATTTAAAACAACAAAGAAAATTATATTCAAAAGCTCAAATACTATCTATCCCTTCAGGATTATATGGTCATGAAATAAAACCAGGAAATTTTTATCTTTCTTCAAGTAATTATGAAATAATAGATGACACACATGGTAATCTTATTATTAGTGGTACTAATTTAAATCATTATCCTACAGATATTAGAGAAAATGTATTTAAATTAGAACCAACTAAAGCTTTTAAAGCTTATGATTTAAATACTATCCCAGGATATGCAGTTAAATTAACAGATCCTCAAGATAATAAAGCAGGTATAACTAAAAGATTTTGGAGAAGAGGAGTAGCAAACCCAAATAAAATACCTAATTATACTACTCCCATTAATTTATCAGAAATAGATGATAGTTATTATTTTAATAATTTTAAATACAATAAAGTTAATTTTAATAGAAATGAATTTTTAGGTTCAGGTGATGATACTTTTTCATCTATAAATTTTGATAGTTCTATTGGATCACATATAAAATCACCTCATAATGACAAGTATAATTTTAATGATGAAGATTTTTCAATATCTTTTTACATAGAACCTTCACCTATAGGAAACACAATATTAAACCAATCATCAAGTATTGGAAAACCATTTGGAGGGGGAATAGTATATAATGTAGACGAAGATTTTATTTATATAATGTCAACAAATGCTGTAGGAAGATATTCTAATGCTCAAAACGTACAATATGCTTGGGGAGTTTTAGGAGCAAATGGTAATGCAGGAGTAGGTAATGTACAAACAGGACTAAGTGGAATACCTCATATGGGAGATGGTCAGCAACAACTCGTAAACATGACAAATGCAGATTCAAATGCTCCTGGACTTTTAGGTAATTTTATGGGTAATTTTAGTAATAATGGATACACTGATTGGTATATTCCTACACTAACAGAAATCCATTCAGCTGACACTAATTTAAACATATTTAACTCTAACCTTACAACTAACCCCCTATTTACAAATTTAGATAATTCTCTTAATTTAGATGGGATTCTTGGCAAATTATTAACATCTACAGAAGCCCCAAACCCATTTGAAGATTTCTTTTTAGCGTATATTTCAGGTTCAGTTACTGGGGGAAAACAATCTAAACAATTAACAACTACTGGAACACCAACAACCTTTTTACCTGTAAGAAAAATTCCAAAAGGAGTAGGCAATAAAACTTATGATAAAACAAAACGATATATTATTTGTAAAAGTGGAACACAAACAGTGTCTCCAAGTGATTTAAATCCGGGAACTCAAACAACTAAAAACACTACAAAATTAGGTTCTTCTCAACCTTTAGATACATTATCTCAACCTCAATTTCCATTTGAAATTTACATGCAAAGTCAATCTTTATATTTTGCAAGATCAGACGGAAAAAATACAATAACTATAAGTAGCATTATAACAGGTTCTTCAAACCATCCTGAACAACACCATATTTTTTGTCAAAAATCATCATCTACAATGGAAATACATTTAGATGGAAATAAAATTATGGAAGCATCTGATAGTAGTTTAGAAGAAACAAGAAATTTAGCTAACTTATATGTAGGTTCAAAAGGTGTTTTAAGTAAAAAAGACGCTAATAATTCATTACCAGATGTAGGATTTTTTAATGGATCTTTAAGTTGCATAAACATATGGAATAATAATTATAATACAGCTTCTATAAAAAATATATCAGAAAGTATAGATGCTTCTCCCTATATAGGAAATATATTCTATCAAAATGGTTTCGTAGTACTTACAAAACCAACAACACAAAATATAGATGTACCTTCTTTAAAAATAAAACCTTTTGATTTTAATGGATCTGATACTATTGATCAAAGAATGCAAAATTTTACTTACACTCAAGTTGATCCAACTATTCCATTATCTTTTACAAATGGACTTGACATTAAACCAGATGGAACAAGATATTATGTTGCTAACCATAACGCAGCAGGAGCAGTTTCTCAAAATTTAAAACATAAATTTCCTACTCATCTTTATCAGTTTAATATGAGTACACCTTTTGATTTACACTCGGCTACTTCATCTATAGACAACGCTACTGCTGCAGAAAAAACATACGCTGTTATATCTTCTTCTCTTCCTTACTTATGGATGAATCCTAAAGACATAAAATTTCATCCTTCAGGAACATTTTTATACTTTATAGGAAAAGGATACAGTAATTTATCAGGATCAGAACATCCTACTAGAGCCGAATTAGATGCTGGATATAATGCAGGAACGTATCAAAAACATAAACACCGTGTTCTTGGTGGAATAGTTCAAATACCTATGAATCAATTTTTTGATATATCTAGTGGATCAGTAATTAATAAAGCTAACCCTTCAGGAACTAGTTCTTTAAAATTAGAAGATTCCAAAGTATATGATACAACATACATTAAATATAATGCAAGATATGATGATAGTGCATATTCTGGTCAAAATTATAAACGATGGGGAGGAATATCACCACAAGCTTTTACATTTTCAACAGACGGTACAAAATTCTTTACAGTACATGAAGTAGATAGAGTAAGATGGGATGCTGGTGTATGGCATAATAATGAATTCGGCCCTACTAGATATCCTGGTGCTATAAACGATGGTATTAAATCATCTTATAATATAATAGAACACAATTTAACAGTAGCTTTTGACATATCTACCATTCAAACAACAGGTTTATTCGAACTTGCTAATAGATCAGGTACTACAACAGACATTACTTTAGCTAATGCAATACCAGAAAAATACAACCATTCAGGAAAAAAATTAGATTTATTAGATTTACCTTCTCCTGAAGGATCTCCTCTACAAGTTAAAAGCATAACTTTTAATAAAAAAGGAACTAGAATGTATCTATTAAGTAGAATGACTAGTATATCACAACCATTTGGATTTCGTTTTAAACAAGGAGGATGGGGAACTTTTGGAGACCCTAGTAATGGTTGGCTTCCTGGAGCTTCAGTAACTGATCCAGTTCTTGAACGACAGGGTCCTAGAATATGGGAATATATACTAACAGTTCCTTTTGACATATCATCAGCCAATTATAAAAAATCAAAATCTTTAGCAAAACCAGGAGGAATATTAGAACAAATGGACTTACGTAATGATAATGCTCCAGGTACTATAACATACGATGATAGAGCTGCTCTTCAAGCTTTAAGATTTTCTAAAAATGGAAGATATGTGTATATTGCAAATTCAGGTACAGGAGCTTTTGTAGGAGGATTTGATAATAGAGCTCTTGCAAGACTTAATATAAGTAATCTATTTGCACCAGTAGAAAATAAAATTCAATTTCAAGGTTCACATTTAATATATGAAAACGAATATCAATGTACAGTAGATGAATATGAATTTAATGATACATTAAACATTTCAGCAAGAAAAATTAGAACCCAAGATTCTCATGAATTAGCTAATTTTACAACATCTTCACTTTTTCAACCTTACGTTACAACAGTTGGTTTATATAATGAACAAAATGAATTATTAGTAGTTGGTAAACTTGGTCAACCAGTTAGAACTTCTAATGAAATTGATACTACTTTTGTACTTCGTTGGGATACTTAAAATAATTCATATTTATAAATAAAAACATCATGCCTACTAACAGAACAAATTTAAAAAATTATTTCCAAAAGGGAGACAAACCCTCAGCTTTACAATTTGCGGAATTAATAGATGGTAATTTAAACTTAGAAGATGGAGGAACTATTGTAGGACAAACTAAATTTGTATTACCTATAACAGCAAGTATTATTAGTGCAAGTGGAACAATTTTTGCAAGTGATTTTCAATCAGCAGGAGAATCAAGTCAAACAATAACTTTTAATGATAATTTAAACGTAACTGGTTCATTCTCAATGAATGGGCCTGTATTTGATGTTAATGCTTCTAGTGTAGTAACAATTGATGGAACACAAATCACATTAACTACAACACCCACAGATGGTGTTATTACATTACATTCAGCCCACACAGCAGGACAAGCAATTCTTATAGATGCAAATGCAGCTGCAGGTTCTATTTTGGACATTGATGCAGGTGTTTTAGATATAGATGTACAAGGAGTCACTACAATAAATGCAGGGGATGTAACTATAACTAGTCCTCAAATAAGTTTACAAGGAAATGTAACAGCTTCAGGAACTATGACAACTTCAGGATCTATAGTACATGGAAACGTAAGCGCAAGTGGAAACATAATAGCAACAGGATTTATTTCAGCAAGCGGTAGACTTCAAACTTTATCCCACATAACAGCCTCAGGAAACATAAGTTCAAGTGGACACATTTCTAGTTCAGGTTTAGTAGTAGGAGGAACAGGAACTTTTGTAAAATCACCCTCTATTTCAACAGGAACAATTACTTGTTCTGGTATTTTTAATCATCCTGTATTTAGCACAGATAACATAACAGCAAAAGTTATTGCAAGTAAAAATTTAGCTTTTGGTTCTTTACTTTCAGCAGGAGTAGGTAGATTAAATATACAACATACTGATACAGATGGTACAATATCTAATAGTACTGGAGATTTATCAATAATTAATAGTAATGGAGATACTATTATTAAAAACACAGGACCCGGAGGAAAAATTCTATTAAATCTAGATTTAGCACCATCATCCCCTATAAACTCAGGAGTAGTATTAATATCGGGTTCAGCTGAAGGTGGTATAAGTTTAGATGTAAGAGGTAATATAACATCTTCAGGTAATATATTAAGTTCAGGATCTATAGTTCACGGAAATATAAGCGCAAGTGGAAACATAGTAGCAACAGGATTTATTTCAGCAAGTGGTAGACTTCAAACATTATCACATATCACAGCCTCAGGAAATATAAGTGCAAGTGGATACATTTCTAGTTCAGGTTTAATAGTAGCGGGAGGAGCACAAGTAGGAGCTCTTGTTGCAACAACTATAAACACAGGTGAAGGAGCTACAGAAGTCCATTTAATGGATCAAGATGTTAGAGAAGCTGACGCAGTTGTTTTTGCAACAGTAAACACAGGTCAAGGTGCTAATGAGTTATATGATATGGATCAAAATGTTACTACTACAAGTAATGTATTTTTTAGCTTTATCTCAGCTTCAGGAGACATAAGCGGAAGTAATTTAGATGCAGGTGGAAATATAAGTGCAGTAGGTCATATTACTGCTAGTGGTAGACTTCAAACTTTGTCTCACATTACAGCCTCAGGAAACATAAGTTCAAGTGGAACCATTATTGCTAAATCATTTGTAGAAACAGTTTCAACAAAAGCAGCAGGAGGTGATAATTTAGCTGGTGCAGCAGCAGTAGATGCAACAAGTGTAATATTTGCAACAACAGATGACGCAGCAAAAGGAGTCAGACTTCCTGCTTTAACTACTTTAGCTATTGGACAAACAGTTACAGTACATAATGAAGCAGCATCAACTGCATTAAGGGTATATCCATCAAGTGGTGATGTAATAGGGGGATTAGCAGAAGATGCACACGCAACTGTACCTGCTAAAACAGCTATAGTATTAACAAAACGAGATGCTAATAAATTTTTAGGATACTTTACAACTGTAATTGCTTAATAAGATAAATTTGGTTATTTAAAATAATCTTCGTACATTGTTTAAATGCAATGGTACTATCAAGACAAACATATACAAGAAATTAATGACCTTCCAGAAGGTGCATTTGGTTTCATCTATCAAACAACCCACACCCCAACGGGCAAAAGGTACATTGGTAAAAAATCTTTAATTTACAATTTAAAGAAAAAATTAGGCAAAAAAGAACTTGCAATCATAAGATTAGAAGGTAAAGGTCGCCCACCAACATTCAAAAGAGTGTTAAAGGAAAGCGATTGGAAGACTTACTATGGTTCTCATGCGTTTATTAAAGACGCAAACGATGACGATTTAGAGAGAAAAATATTACAGATCGCTTACAACAAAAAAGAACTTACATATTTAGAATGTAAATATCAATTTATATTAGAAGTATTAGAAGACAAGTTATATCTTAACGATAACATATTAGGTAAGTTTTATGATAGAGATTTTAAATGAAAGAAGACCTATTAAAACAGCTATTAGAATCAATTTTAGGCAGAAGTAAGTCTGCTCGTGGGGGAGATGAAGCTGTGTTTAATTGTCCATCTTGTAACCATCATAAGAAAAAACTTACGTTTAATTTATTGTCTCAAAAATTCCAATGTTGGGTTTGTAATTATAAAGGCCATAGAGCATTTCATTCTTCCCTC